GACTTTGGAACACAAACTGGCACATATATTTGCACTTTAGACAACTATCATCAGGATGTTGACTCAATTGACTACTCAACAAGTGAACAGCCTGCTGAACATAAGTCTCATAACCTCTTAGAATTGGATAATGGACAGTTTTGCCTCTATCCTAACAACAGAATGAGGATATATGACAACAGTATCACTCCTGAGACACCTAAGAATCCTGATTTTAAGGTATCAACAGTGTATTATCAGGTGGAAAACGGTCATGATCGTGATGGATTAGGTTCAGAAGAGAATTATTTCTGGAAAACAGCAAAAGAACGTAAAACAGGAAACGTAGAAATCAATATTGAACCAGAATTAGGATGAAAACGGACACATTACTGAGGATTTACAAGGCAGTAAGAGTAAAAAAGAAGAAATTCAAGTATCCTCCTCGTAGAAAACACTATAATATACACACATACGGATGAAAAACGTCAAAAATGCTCATATGGGCACTCATTTACTTGTTGAAGTCTATAATGTGTCCTTTGAAAAGTTAAATGATGCAAAAATGATTGAACAAGTGTGCGTTGATGCTTGTAAAATCGAAGGTGTTAAGGTTCTTCATACATATACACACCAATTTGAACCTCATGGAGTGACTTGTACCCTTACTTTGGGTGAAAGTCACCTTTCTTGTCATACTTGGCCTGAAAAAGGGTGTGTTGCCTTCGATATTTTCACTTGTGGAGCTAAAAATCCACGATGTGTGGCATGGTGGATACTCGAATACTTTAATTCTGATGATTATGTGATGAAAGATTACTCAAGATAGGTATAAATAATAAAAAAACTCTGTTAAATGGCAGTAAAACGTATATCTAGAGCATTTAAAGACATTAATTTGTCTTTTTCACCTCATCCTGTCACAAAAGACCTTACTGTATTGCGAAATGAAAACGCAATAAAGAGGTCTGTAAGGAATATTGTGCAAACAATACCGACAGAGAGGTTTTTTAATTCATTATTAGGTTCTGATGTGCGTAATTTGTTATTTGATAACTTTGTAGACTTTGGTACTGCATCTGTTATTGAAGATCAAATTAGAATAGCAATAGAAAACTTTGAACCCAGAGTTGATAATTTACAAGTGAATGTTAATCCCAGACCAGATCAAAATGAGTTTGATGTTAATGTTTTATTTGATATTATCGGACAGGAGTTTCCAGCACAGAGCTTTACATTCATATTACAAGCAACAAGATAATGCCATTTACCAAATTTACTAATTTAGACTTTGATCAGATAAGAGAACAGATTAAAGACTACCTTCGAGCAAATTCAAACTTTACGGACTTTGATTTTGAGGGTTCTAACTTCTCTGTGTTGATTGATACTCTTGCGTATAACACATATATCTCAGCATTTAACTCAAATTTAGTTGTAAATGAATCTTTCCTTGATTCTGCTACATTAAGAGAGAATGTAGTGTCTCTGGCAAGAAATATTGGATATGTTCCAAGATCAAAGACAGCGGCCAGGGCATCTATTAAGTTTCAAGTGGCAACAACCACAAGTAGTCCCACTTTAACACTACAACCCGGTGTAGTCTGTATAGGAACTGAGGATAACACTGATTTTGTATTTTCTATATCAGAAAGTATAACCACCACTGTAAATAATGGATTAGCACAATTCGGAACTACTGAAGAACCAATAAGAGTCTTAGAGGGAACATTTTTAACATCCAGATTTGTAGTTGACGGATCTTTAACTCAGAGATTCATACTTGATAATGCGAATATTGATACCTCATCCATAGTGGTATACGTTCGAGGTGCTGCAGATCCCGGTTTAGGTAAACAATATAAAATTATCGATAATATAGTAGGAGTGACATCAAAGTCTGAGACATATTTAATACAAGAGGTGCAGGATGAAAAATATGAGATATTATTTGGAGATGGTACATTTGGAAAGAAATTAGAAGACGGAGCACAAATAACAGTTCAATACATTATTACATCAGGTAAAAGTGGAAACGGCCCATCTATTTTTAACTTCGCTGGTAGTTTTGCTGATAAGGATCAAGCAACGTCAACTTTACCAAGTAGCATAGTTGTTCCTTCATCAGTTCCTACTATTGATGTGATACAGGCTGCCTCCAATGGGGGTGATATAGAAGCATTAGATTCAATTAAATACTTTGCACCTAGATTATATTCCGCACAGTACAGGGCGGTTACAGCAAGGGATTACGAGTCTATAATACAAACTGTATATCCTAATACAGAAAGTGTATCAGTTGTAGGAGGGGAAGAATTAGATCCACCTCAATTCGGTACTGTTTTCATAACAATCAAACCGAAAAATGGTGAATTTGTTTCTGACTTTGATAAAACACAAATTTTAAGAAAGTTGAAGAGTTACTCTTTGACAGGTATAAATCAACAGATAGTGGATTTACAGATATTGTATGTTGAGGTTGAGTCATTCATATACTATGATTCCACAGCAGTAACTAATGTGAATGGATTACGCACAAAAATTAGTGATTCATTAAACACCTATTCAAATTCTGGTGACGTAAACCGTTTTGGTGGTAGGTTCAAGTACAGTAAAGTATTGAATGTTATTGATAATATTGATAAAGCAATCACTTCTAATATTACAAGAGTTAAAATCAGAAGAAACTTAAACGCACTTATCAATCAATTCGCTCAGTATGAGTTATGTTATGGTAATCAATTTAATGTAAAACCCGGTGGATTAAATATAAAAAGCACTGGATTTAAAATTCAAGGTAATACTAACACAGTTTATATTACTGATACTCCAAATGAAGATCTTAGAACAGGTGTTATATCTATTGTAAGAAAGGACACTGAGACTGGATTAAATGTCGTTGTGATTAAATCAGCAGGAACTGTCGATTATATTCACGGTGAAGTGAATTTAAATACAGTTAATATTACAGAAACTGAAAAGGGTAATAATATTATTGAGGTTCAGGCTTTCCCAGAATCAAATGATGTCATAGGATTACAAGATTTATACTTAGATTTTAACATTCCAAGTAGTACCATAAATATGGTTAAGGATACAATTACATCTGGTGAACAAATCTCTGGTGTTGGATATAAAGTAACATCATCATACTCAAATGGAGAATTAAACAGGTCATAAAATGATAGGAACTGGAATCGAAAAACGTATACAAGTTCAACAAGTAATAGAAAGTCAACTTCCTGAGTTCATTCTCTCAGAGAGTCCGAAGACTGTTGACTTTTTAAGACAGTATTATATTTCACAAGAGCATCGTGGTGGTGTTGTAGATTTAAGTGATAATTTAGATCAGTATTTAAAATTAGATAATTTAACTCCTGAAGTAATTGTAGGTATAACCACACTGACTTCAGGTATAACAGCAGCAAGTGATACCATTACAGTGTCATCTACGAAGGGTTTTCCAAATCAATATGGATTACTAAAAATAGATGATGAGATTATAAGTTATACAGGTTTAACAACAAACACATTCACTGGATGTATTAGAGGATTTAGTGGTATTACATCATACACAGATCCAAATAATCCGGGTGAGTTGGTATTTAAGTCAACAACAACAGCAAGTCATACATCTGGTGTATCTGTAAATAACTTAAGTGTTTTATTTTTGCAGGAGTTTTACAAAAAAATCAAGTCATCATTAACTCCGGGTTTAGAGGATACAAAGTTTATATCAGAATTAGATGTTAGTAATTTTATAAAAGAGTCTAAGTCATTATATCAATCAAAGGGAACTGCTGAATCATTCCGTATATTATTCAATGCAATATATGGTGTTACACCTAAAATTATTGATTTAGAAGATTTTCTCATCAAACCATCAGGTGCTGAATTTATACGCAGAGAAATTGTGGTGGCTGAGGTCATAAGTGGTGATCCAAATAAATTACTAGGACAAACTGTAACCAAATCAACTGATTCACAAACAACTGCTTCAGTGTCTGAGGTAGAGATAATCACAAGGAATAGAAAAAGTTTTTATAAGTTAAGTTTATTCGTCGGATATAATGATCGTAGTGGTATTTTAGGAACATTCACAATACCCGGAAAGTCAAAAGCAATAGGTAATGTGGCAGTAGGATCGTCTGTAATCACTGTGGACTCCACTGTTGGGTTTAACACTACTGGTAGCGTAAGATCGGGCATCAACACGGTTACATACACTGATAAGACTGTAAATCAATTCTTAAATTGTACTGGTATAACTTCAGCGATTTCTTCCACTGATGATGTTAGAGCAGATGAGTTTATATTTGGATATGAGGATGGAGATCTTAATAAAAAAGTAGAATTAAGAATTACTGGTGTACTATCTAACTTCGTATTAATACCATCAGATACTTCAAGTGTTACTACTGAAGGTGAAAGAATTTCGGTAAAAAATCTTGGAGAGGTAATCGCGAACCCTCAAAATAAAACTAAAAAAGAAGTATTCTTTAATTCATGGATCTATAATACCTCATGCACCTTTCAAATTGATAATTTTCCGAGTGCACCAACTGGTGGATCAGCTAGTGTTTTACTTAAAACTAATACAGATAGGTCAAACTTAAAAGTTGGTGATAAAGTTGATATTATAAGAAGAGGTGGTTCGCAACAAGTTGAAGTATCTGACGCTGTTGTAGATGCAATATTACAAAATAATCAGATAGATTTAAACAATGTTTTGAATTTCACTCCATCAGCAGATGTAGACTATGATATTCGTAGAAAATTAGACAGAGCATTTAGTTCAACTTCTCAAATTCAGTATGGAAATGATGTAATCACATCAAATGTTCAGAATACTTACAATGACAATGATGTAAATTATTATGTAGCTTCATCATCTCTTCCTTCATATGATATTACAGAATCTGTTTTCAAAAGTACCATTCCTGATACACTAGGTGGAGATTTACAGGGTTTCAATAATGTTACTCAAAAGTTTTCTATTATTTCATTCCCAACTGCAACTAGATTTAGAACTGGCGATTCCGTATTCTACAAACCAAATAATCCTGATTTAGTTTTAGGTGGTTTAGAAGAGGGTGTATATTACGTTGAAAAATTATCAAATGCAAACCAAATTAAACTATATGCATCACGATCATTTATACCAGTTTCTAATAATTTAGAGTTTACTGCTGGAACATTAACAGTTGGAGTTGCAACAACTGCAATCACAGGTGTAAGCACTATCAAACTTGATAGTGTTAATGGTATAAGAGTAAATGATACACTATCAAATTCTAATATTAGTAACTCTGGTATATCAACTGTTACTGCCATTGATCCACTCACAAATATAGTAACTATAAGTGGAACAACCATTGGAACATTAAATCAAGGTTCAATACCTAGAGGAGAGAAGGTAACTATCTCAGGTAAACATAGTTTTGTTTTATTAAGACATAAAAATGAAGAAATAGGTGTTCAAAAAATACTTAAGAAGTTTCCTGCCGATGCAAATATTAAATCAGGCACTTCATTCCCAACTGAACCCGGTTCAACTGGTATCTTAATAAATGGTGTTGAAATAACAAATTATAAATCAGAGGATAAAATTTTCTATGGCCCATTATCAAATATCAAAATTTTAAATGGTGGTTCTAATTTTGATGTAATAAATTTACCAAAAGTTGTAATACCTCAAGCAGGATCTGGTACAACTGCCTTAATGCAACCTGTTATTAAAGGTTCTTTATCAGAAGTACTAGTTGATCCACAGTTTTTTGATATAGAAAAGGTACTATCAGTTAGTATATCTGGTGGAAATGGGTCTGGAGCTGTATTGAAACCGATTGTCCGCAAAAGACATAGGGAATTAACATTTGATGGAAGAAAAACTTCAGTTAGAGGTGGGATAGATGTTTTATTTGATCAAATTATATTTGATAGACCTCATAATTTATTAAATGGTGAAGCACTGATTTATGATAAAAACGAAAACTCTCCGATAGGTATTGGAACTTCTGGTGGATCTAACTTAGATCAAAACAGATTCTTATCCGATGGATCTGTATACTATGCTCAAGTTGTTGGTATTTCTTCAATTAAACTATATGACAATATAAATGATTTTAATTCTGGTACAAATCCAGTTGGATTTACTACAATTAATACACAGGGAACACATAAATTTAGAACATTAGAGAAGAAAAATTTCTTAAGATCCGTATTAATTGAAGATGCTGGTACGAATTATACGAATCGCAAATTGTTGGTGAAACCTGCAGGTATATCATCTATTGAGAATACAGTTAATTTTAAAAATCATGGATTTTTAGACGGTGAGATAATTACTTACAATTATGAGTATGGTGGCACTGGTATTGCTGGAATAAGTTCCGCAAATCAATATAAAGTAATAAAATTAGATGATGATACATTCAGAGTTGCAAATGCTGGTGTAGGTGCGACAAATAATAGCGATTATAATAGAGGTGATTATGTCAAATTTACATCCTCTGGAACTGGATTGCAAGAGTTTGCATATCCAGATGTTACATTAAGTGTGAATGCTGTTTATTCGCCAACCACATTTACGAGAAATGGAGATTTGGTTATTACTCCTGTGGTTAGAGGATCGATAATAGAAAACTATCTTTATGAACCCGGAACTAACTATGGATCTGAAATATTAAATTTTGAAGTAAAACCCGGAGTAACACTGCAAAATGGTAAAGAAGCTGAGTTAAAAGTTTTAACAAATAAGGGTAGAATTACAAATGTTGATGTTAGATTTGGTGGAAAAGAATATTTCTCACCACCTGATATTGACCTAGTAGGAGTAGGAACTGGAGTAGGTGCAAGGTTTAGACCTATCGTATCTGATGGAAAGATTACAGAGGTTGTAATAATAAACTCTGGTATTGGTTACACAGAATCACCTGTAGTAAGAGTAAAACCTGCTGGAGCAGGTCAAATATTTGAACCATCAATAAGATCCCTTACAGTTAACAACTTAGAAAGATTTGATGATGAAATATTGTTGAAAGAATCCGAGGATAACCTACAGTATGCTGTTGTTGGATATAGCACTTCACTTTATACAAATGAATTTGGTGATCCTAATTCTATTACAGGACACTCTCCTATTATAGGATGGGCATATGATGGAAATCCAATTTATGGCCCATATGGTTATGATGATCCTAAAAATGAAAATTCATCAATTAAAATATTGAACACAGGGTATGTTCTTAACACAGGTAATGTGGTAAATAGACCATCATCATTTAGTAATGGATTTTTCGTTGAGGATTATGAATATACAGATAGTGGTGATCTTGATGAAAGTAATGGTAGGTTTGCAAAAACCCCTGATTTTCCAAACGGTGTTTATGCTTATTTTGTAGGTGTTGCAACAGGATCTTCAGGTAACTTAGAACCTAAATTCCCATATTTTATTGGTGAGAATTACAGATCAGAACCCGTATCAGATAATTTTATTATCGATCAAAGTAATTTTGATTTAAATTCACAAGGATTAATAAGAAACACACTTCCATATAAAGTATCAGACAAATTTGCTGATAACGATTTTATAATTGAATCGAATGAGATTATTGAACAAAATTCAATTGTTGAGTCTGTTACTAGCGGAGGAATAGAAGATTTTCAAATAATAGAGTCAGGTAGTGATTATAAGGTAAATGATACATTAAACTTTGATAATTCAGGTACCTCTGGAGGAGGTGCTAGTGCCTTTGTTTCGGAAGTTAGGGGTAAAGATATATCAAGTGTCAACACTAATATCCAGACGTATAGAAACGTCGTTTACGTAAGGGAAAATGATAAGCAAGTGAGTGCTTTCATTTCAACATCACATACATTTGCTAATAATGATAATATTGTTGTTTCAGGGTTAACAACAAGTATTCCTAATCTTACAGACTCTCATGTAGTCGGTGTTTCTTCAGATAGGTTTGTATTATACAAATCTATGGGGGCTAACAACACTGTTGGAGTTGTAACTGACATATATGTCTCCAAGATACCAGATAGAGTATCTGCAGGTAGTAGTATTGGTATTGGTACAGAAAGATTAAGAGTTTTGAATGTTTTTGGTAAAAAACAAATTCTTAGAGTAAAGAGAGGTCTTGTATCAAATGCAAACATAGCATCACATGCATTATCATCTGCAATTTTAACTGTTCCACAAAAGTTTACAATACCGTTAGAAACTCCACCTTTTGAATCAAAAATTAATGAAAAAGTATTTTTCAATCCACAAGAGCAAGTTGGTTTAGCATTAACTGCTGGAACTGCTATTCCGATGACTAAACCATTTACAGAGGGTGAAACATCAAAAGTAATTAGTGTTCCTGCAAAGAGTATATTTTTACCAAATCATCCATTCATCAACAATCAACAGTTAACGCTTACTATACCTGCTGGTGCTGGTGCAATATCTTGTGGAACAGGTACAACATTATCATCTACATCAAGTTTTAATCTAATTAACGGTGCAACTGTATTTGCTAAGAGAATATCTAAAGATTTAGTAGGTTTATCAACTGTAAAAACTGGAGAAACAATTTTCTTTAAAACTGCACCTAATGATAACTTTGAATATCTATTAGAATCAAACCACACTCAAGTTACAGGTAAGGCACAAAAAATTATTGCTCATGTAGCAGTCACAACATCTCATAATTTAAATGAGTTGGATACTATTAACTTAAGTGTCAAACCAAATTTGACTGGTGGAACTGGAATAAACACCTCTGTCATTGTTAAATATGTCGCATCAGAAGATAAGATATTAATCGATCCACAAATAATTGCACAAGCAAATATTGGTGCTGATACAATATTTAAAACTGATCATGGATTTGAGACTGGTCAAAAGATTTTTTATGATGGATCAACAAATCAAGCCACTGGATTAACAACATCTGCTTACTTTGTTTACAGAATTGATGATGATTCATTCCAATTAGGTGAAACAAGAAAGGATGTAACTAATGAACCACCAACAATTGTTGCTATTTCTACAAATACAGGTGGTAATTCACAAACTATATCTTTAATTAATCCACCATTATCAGTTGTTAGAAATAATGATTTGGTATTTTATGTTTCGGATTCTTCATTAAATGGATATAATTTTAATTTTTATTATGATAGTGATTTTAACAATGAATTTGTTTCAACTGGCACAACAAGTTCGTTTGTAGTTGAAAAAAATGGAACTATTGGTGTAGGAACTACCTCAACTGTTACCTTAAAGTATAATTCTGAAAATCCATTAAACATTTATTATGCTATTGAAAAATCTGGACATATTAGCACCACAGATAGTGATGTGAAAAATGGGTCAAAAATTAATTATGTTAATAGTGAGTATGATGGAAAGTATACTGCATTTGGAGTAGGAACAACCTCATTTAATGTTTCACTAAAATCTGTTCCAGAAAAAATAAGTTATATTAGAAATGAAGTTGATGATATATCATACTCAACTAATTCAAGTAGTGTATCCGGTGGTATCTCCAAAATTAATTTGGCATCAAGTGGTTTTGGATACAAAAAAATACCCGGAATTTCAAGTATTACATCAATAAATGGAATAAATGGTAAAGTTCTTTGTTTATCTAGAAATATTAACAAGATTAATAAAGTTCGTATACTAGATCCCGGATTTGAATATCATTCTGATAAAACTCTCAAACCTGAAGCTAGAATTTCCCCAACAATTACTCTTAAAAATTCCGACTCAATTAGTAATATAGAAATATTATCTGGAGGAGCAGAATATCTTACTGCACCTGATATAGTTGTGGTTGATCCTGAGACTGGAAAATTAACAGATCAAGGTGTTATTGAAGTAACATTAACATCAAGTTCTATTTCATCTGTTGACATCAAAAGTTCACCTAAAGGCTTAAAACCTGTTGAGCAAAGAATAAGAACAATTAATAATTCTAATGGAGTGTCAGTATCTAATGTTGTTGGCATGTCAAATACCACTACGACAGGTATTGTAACATGCACATTAGTAACACCTATTGGAGGATTTACTCCTGCTCCATTTGCAGTTGGTGATAAAATTTTTGTTGAAGGTATTCAACTTGATGATCCTACTGCTGGTACAGGATATAATTCCACTGATTATGGATTCGATTTTCTTACTATTTCTGATTATCAAAACACAAGTCCTGCAAAATTAGAGTTTAATTTGGCAGGTATATCTACTGCGATAGGTATTGCAAAAACAAATCAACAAAATTATGCAACAATCACCAATTTTAACAAATATCCACAATTTAAAACAACACAGAGAACATCTGAATTTACTGTTGGAGAACGATTAAGTATTAAGGAAAATAATAGTTTTGTAATTGTTGATCTAAATGTTCTAGAGAACAATCCTGACGAATTCATAAAAGTAATAGGATCTAGAGAATTACTTAAAGGTGATGTCATCAGGGGTGATATATCAGGAACTGTTGCGACAATTAACACAGTCTCTAACAATCGTGGTATATTTGAAATTGATTATTCACTTAAACAAGCTCGTGGTTGGAATGATGAGGTAGGAAAGTTGAGTGAAGACTATATGGTTCTTCCAGATAATGACTACTATCAGAACTTGTCATATACAATTCAAAGTCCACAAACATTTGAGGACATAGTTGATCCAGTGAACAGACTTGTTCATACAAGTGGATTAAAGAATTTTGCTGATACCGGAATCACTTCTACAGCAAGATCTGGAATAAGTTCTGATAGTGTTTTGTTTATAAACAGAGACTTAATTACTGAAGAAAGGGTTGATACAATCAATAACTTTGACTTTGCTGTAGATGTAGATACTCTAGATGGTGGAAGTAAATCGAAATTCTTGAAGTTGAAAGATAGAAAACTTTCAAGTTTTATTGAGTGTTTAACAAACAGAGTATTGGATATTGATGATATAAGTTCACGATTCTCAAATACAGATAGCACACAAAATAATAGAGTTGAATTACCAATTAATGATAATTATGAAAGTTTCTTAATACAATCAATAAATCCATCAACGAATGAGATACAGATAGATGAAGTAATTGTGTTTAAGGATAACAATGACACATTTACATTTGAAAGAAATAATATTGGAATCGGTACACAAAAGATATTAGATGTACAAGGTTTTACTGATTCAGCGACAAATGATACTACTTTAAGAATCACACCTACTGATCCGTTTGAAGATGATTTGGATATAAAAGTTTATCGTAGTAAATTTAATAGTCCAACAGCTGGAATCAATACAGAGGCGATTGGATTTGTAAATCTCATAGGTGTTGCTAAAACTGCTGCCCCAAGCACAACAATTAGTCTTGTGAGTTCACCAGTTGGAATTACATCAGCATTTTATTCAACTATTGAGGTAACAGATAATAAAACTAATGAGAAAAACTTAGTTGATATCTATGCTACTCATGATGGAACTAATTCATACTTTAGTGAGTATTACGTTGATAGTGGTGATATTGACAACTTCTCTAATAATTTTATTGGTACATTTACATCAAATTTAAGTGGCGGTGTTTTGTCAATTGATTTCCAGAATACTGGTATTAATACAGCAACATTAAGATCTAAAACTGTTGGATTTGGAACTACTTCAGTTGGTATTGGCACATTTAGATTTAAAGATGCTGCCCAGATAGATGGTACAGAGAGAACCTTAAATTTACAATCTAATTTCAAGAGAGTATCTGGAACATCTACAATAGTTGGTGTAGATTCAAATAAATTTAGTACTATTAAAAGTATCGTTAAAGTTGCTTTTGGATCAACAATAGCGATTCATGAAGTTTTGGCAACTCATAACGGTACAGATACTTCAATAGTTCATTACCCATTCATTTCTATAGGTAGCACATCAGGTATTGGTACATTCGTTTCCAATTTTGCTAATAATAAGTTTAATGTAAGATTCAATCCTGATAGTGGTGTAAGTAATGCTGAAGTATCTGCTTATAGTGAGGTAGTTTATACTGATCTAGATTTATTCAATACTCCACCAGACTTTACATACGGACGTATCACTGAATCAGTTGCAGTTCGTCAATACAATGCTGTCAATGGAACAAGAGCAAATACAACTGAATTTGATCTAAATCATGAAGGAGTGCCAATTTTTGCAAAAACATTTACACCAACTGATGCAACAAAATTGAATCCTGTTACAGGTGTATTTACAATTAGAGATCATTTCTTTAGCACTGGAGAAAAATTAAAATACACACCGGGTAGTACATTTATAGGTATTACAGCTGATGCAATGGAAACTGCTGCTGGTGTAGATTTACCAACTGATGTTTTTGCGATTAAAGTTGATGATGATAAATTTAAACTTGCAACATCACTATCTAACGCAAGTGCAGGAACCGCAGTTACATTCACTTCACTAGGTGCTGGTAATGTTCATACTCTTTCTATGGATAAGAGGTTAGAAAAGGCAATTATTAATATTGATGGTTTGATTCAGTCACCAATCGCATTTACACCAATTAATACAACTCTAACTAATAACGGTGGAAGTATATCAGCATCAGATTCAATCATAAGTATCGCTGGTATATCATCAATTAGTGATGGAGATATTTTGAAAATTGGCACAGAATTGATAAAAGTAAATGCAGTTGGTCTTGGAACATTAGCGATAGGGCCAATAACAGGTGATGGTGCGTTCAAATTAGTTGGTGTTGAGAGAGGAACATTAGGCACAACAGCAGCATCTCATAATGATTCAACTGCTGTAAGGAAGTTTAAAGGATCTTACAATATTGTAAACAGTAAAATTCATTTTACAGAGGCACCAAGAGGCACTAACTTTGCTACTAAAAATGCATCTGGTTTACAGTTCCCAAGATCTGAATTTCATGGAAGAGTATATCTAAGAAATGACTACACAAAAAATAGAATATTTGATGATATATCAGATGGATTTACAGGTATAGGTGCAACACATATTGTTAAAGTTGGTGGTGCTAATACAACTGGAATTCAAACAGGTGGTAGCATAGTTTTATTAAATGGTATTTTCCAGACACCTACCACTGAAAATAACCAAGGTAATAATTATGACTTTATTGGAGATAACACAGCAGGTATCACAACAATTACATTTACAGGTATTACCTCAACAGATGGTGTTACAAAAGTAGCAAGTCAATCTGACGTTAACTTAAATCAGTTACCAAGAGGGGGCATGATTGTTTCTCTCGGTTCCACTGGTGGTTTAGGTATTGCACCAACTGTAGGTGCTGCTGTTACTGCAGTTAAAAATAATGATGGTCAGATAACTGCAGTAGGTATAGGAACTTTAGATAGACACGGATCTGGATATCGTGGTTCAGTTGCAATAGGTATAACTGATATTGCTTATGAACATAGATTTATAAGATCTGGAATAGGTTCTATAAAAACTCATCCAACTAATTCAAATATATTCACTAGAACTGCAAGAACTGCTTCTAACGCAGTTTACACATCTCATACTGGGTTCTTAGAAATAACTGTTGCAAATCATGGATTAGGTATAGGAACATTTGTCGGAATCGATACTGGAGGATTGGTCTTTAGTTGTTCTAAAGATCATTTTGGTACCGAACACCCTTATCCAAGATCTGGCCCAACACCAAGTAATTCATCCGGTGGAGATCCAATTGTTGGTATTGCAACTGATATTAGATCAGTAACAGATGATACTTTCACAATCTTTGTAGGACAAGGAGGTGGAGGAGGAAATGGTGCAAGTATAACAGCAACTGTAGGTGCTGGTGGAACATTGGCTTTCACTGTTGCCGGTGCAGGAATATCTTACACTAACCCTCAAATTATTGTACCAGATCCATCGTATGAGGATCTTGAGGTCATAGGTGTATCTCGTTTAGGAATTGGTGCTACAACCGAAACAGGACTTGGATTGAAGGTATCTGTAAATGTAGGTGCTAGTTCAACTGTTGGTGTAGGTTCAACCTTACATACCGTCGAATCATTTAAAGTTACAAGAAGTGGTTTTGGGTTTAAGAAAGGTGATGTTGTTAGACCAGTTGGTTTAGTTACTGCATTAGGTTTGTCAAGCAAAGTAAGTGAATTTGAGTTAACTGTCACAGAAATATTTACTGACAATTACGCATCATGGGATTTTGGTGAATTTGATTTTGTTGATAGTATAAAAGCACTACAAGATGGTGTAAGAACAAGATTCCCAATTGAGTTAAATGGTGAACTACTAAGTTTTGAGAGTGATAATCCCGAAATTAAAATGGAAAATCTTCTTTCCATCTATGTCAATGGTGTCTTACAAGAACCCGGTGTTTCATATACTTTTGAAGGAGGAACTACATTTGACTTTAACGATCCCCCAGATGCTGATGATGATATTTCAGTATTTTTCTATAAAGGAACATCTGGAGGGTCGAATCCTGATACTCGAATAAAGGAAGTGCCTGAAACATTAAAAACTGGTGATGTTGTTGAAATCGGTGCAACACAGAGTGATCCTGTAGCACAAAATCCAAGAACTGTCATAGGCATAACAACCTCTGATACATTTGAAACTGAAATATACACTGGGCCAGGTATAGGACAAACATTTAAACCAGTAAGTAGTTGGAGAAAACAAAAAATTGATAAGATAATTAGAGGAGAGGTGGTATCTAAATCAAGGAATTCCATTGAACCATTAATTTTCCCAACATCAAGAATAATTGGTGATCTTTCAACTAGTGAAAATGATAGTATATTTGTTGATGATGCTAAATTCTTTAACTATGAGGAAGATAATTCTGCTCTTGTAATTAATAGCATAGGAGTAAGGATTGTTAATGATGTTAGTCCTGTTGCTGCTGCTTTAACAGCGACAGTATCTACTTCAGGAACTATTTCTGCTATCACAGTAGTAAATGGTGGTAGTGGATACGTAGGGACTACCACAAGCATTTTGATCGGAGCACCATTAGGTGTTGCAGCCACCACAGCACCAGCAGTTACTTCAGGTATTGCTACATTTGCAACTGCTACAGGTAACATATCAAGTGGTATCATCACTACAGTCACAGTAAACAACATAGGACTTGGTTATACAAATACCAATCCTCCACAGGTTCTTGCACCTGCTCCTGAACCAATCACTGAAAAAATTACAAATATTAAAGATATTCAGGGATTTAGTGGTATTGTAACAGGAATATCAACTGCTGTGGTTGGTGTATCTACTCTTGGATTAAGAATAGGTTTAGCAAGAACTGCAGGTAACTTCAGTACACTTCAACCCGGATATCCAATTTATGTGTTCAATACCACAGTTGGTAATGGTGTTACATCATTAAACTTAAGTGGTAATAATAACGACATTGTAGGAGTCGGCACACAGTTTGCAGATAACATTTACATTATCAAATCTATTACAACGAGTGGCACAACTGCGGAAATATTGACAAATATTCATTCAGGAACTGTTCATGCTGGTTTAACCACCTCCGTGGGAACCACTGGTGATAGAGGTAATTTCTCTTGGGGTCGTTTATTTACTAATACAGGTAATATGAGTAGACCAGACCCAGTTGCAATAGGTGTCACAGGTCATACGGTTGGACTTTCAACTGGTGTAGGAATATCAACATTCCCAACCATAGAGAGAAGAATTTATGGTATTCGTGATACTGGTGCAGTTAAAGATAAACTAACTTGATGATTTCACGTATAAATATAGAAAAAAAGTAATAAAATGCCAGCAGTAATTACGGATCAGTTCAGAATATTGAATGCGAGTAACTTTGTAGACACTGTTACTGGTATTGGAGGAGCTAGTCCAACAAATTCATTTTATGTTACATTAGGGTTGCCAAACGCTACTGTAGTGGGTTTTGGTAGGCAGTCTGATTTTGATGATAATCCTCCAAATCCAGTCGATAATATTAATACAAATAATCATATTGGTGACACCACATTATTTGGTAAGAGAGTAACAGGTAAAAATGTAAGAAGATTGATAAGAAAAGTTGATTGGACTCAGGGAACAAGATATGAGATGTATAGGCATGATTATAGCATCAATAATCAATCTCCTGTAACTAAATCAGCAAGACTCTATGATGCAAACTATTATGTTATAAATCAAAATTTTAACGTATACGTTTGCATTGACAATGGATCATCTGGAATTAACACTACAGGAAATGCATCACAAGACGAACCTACATTTACAGATTTAGAACCATCAAAGGCTGGAGAAAGTGGTGACGGTTATATTTGGAAGTTCCTATACACAGTTTCACCTAGTGATATTATCAAGTTTGATTCAACTGAATTTATCGCTGTGCCAAACGATTGGACTATTACAACAGAGTCTCAAATTCAATCTGTTAGAGAAAATGGAGATTCTGATGTAAATAACAATCAAATTAAAAAGGTATACATCGATAAGCAAGGTGGAGGGGGATACACTGGTGGTTTAGGTCAAGAGGTTGACATATTAGGTGATGGATCTGGTGGAAAAGTTGTAGTAGATGTGGTCGGTGGTAAGATTACTAATGCCATTGTATCATCTGGTGGAAAGGGTTATACATACGGAATTGTTGATCTCGGAAAAATTAACGATCAGGTTACAGACCATGCTAAATTAATTCCAATTATACCTCCATCAAAGGGTCATGGATTTAATATTTACGAAGAGTTAGGAACTGACAGAGTACTTTGTTATGCAAGATTTGGAGGTGATAACAAAGATTTTCCTGTTGATACTCAATTTGCACAAGTAACTTTAGTTAAAAATCCAACATCAATTGGAACTACTTCTGTATACTTTAATGATTCTTATTCATCTATGAGTGCAATTAAATTCCCAAGCACTACCACTCAAAACCCAACGGTGGGTAAAGTGGTTCAACAGAATGTAACTGGTGGAGTCGCTTATGGTTATGTTGCATCGTGGGATAAAGAAACTAAAGTTCTAAAATATATACAGGACAGATCATTGTACTTTGATCCAACAAACGCAGCTGTAATTGATCAAACAGATTATGATAATGTTGATTCAAGAGGTAAAGTTCTTGCTTTTGAATCAAGTCCAAACGCTGTTACATCTGACGGGTTCAACTCAGCCATTGAAACTACTTTTAGTTCTGGTATTGCAACTGTTGGTACAAAAAATGTTGATCTGGGTGTAACCTTCACAAATGGTCTTGCATCTCCTGAAATAAATAAAGGGTCAGGTACAATACTATACATTGACAATAGGGCGACTATAAAAAGGGACTCTAGACAAAAAGAAGACATTAAAATCATTCTGGAATTCTAAAAAATGCCACAAAAAACGAATCTTAATATAAGTCCTTACTACGACGATTTCAAGAAGGATAATAATTTTTATAGAGTCTTGTTTAATCCGGGTAAACCCGTTCAAGCAAGAGAACTAACAACTCTTCAATCTATCTTACAAGATCAGATTGAATCTTTTGGTAGTCATATGTTCAAAGAGGGATCAATGGTGATTCCCGGTAATATACAGTATGATGCAGAATATTTTTCAATAAAATTAGATTCTATTCACTTAGGAACAGCAGTCTCAGTATATGTTGAAAATTTAAAGGGTAAAATTTTAACAGGAGCTAGTAGTGGCATCAAAGTTCTTGTTGATAATTACTCACTTCCAAATGATTCGACAGGAATCACAGATTTAACATTTTTTATTAAGTATCTGGATTCTGGAAATTCTAATACTGTATCTTTCTTAGAAGATGGTGAGGATTTATTAGTAGATGAGGGATTTGTTTATGGCAATACACCAATAAATTCTGGAGATTCTGTAGCGTCTCTTATTGAAACAGACGCTTGTGCAACAGGTAGTGCTGTATCAATTGCTAATGGAACTTTCTTTGTAAGAGGTTGTTTTGTTAATGTATCTGCAGATAAAATTGTTTTAGATCCATATACAAATAATCCATCATATAGAGTTGGTTTATTCATACAGGAAGAATTAGTTTCAGCAGATTCAGATTCTTCACTTAATGATAATGCAAGAGGTTTTTCAAACTTTGCAGCTCCCGGTGCTGATAGACTTAAAATATCTACCACCTTAACAAAAAAAGGTTTAACTGATTTTAATGATAAGAACTTTATTGAATTAATTCGTCTTGATGATGGAGTTATAAAAAAATTACAAAATGAAACTCAATATTCTTTAATAAGAGATTATTTTGCAAAAAGAACTTTTGAAGAGTCTGGAAATTATTCTTTAAAAAATTTCAAACTAGAAGCATTTGAGTCATTAAATGATAGTATATCAAATGAGGGTATTTTTACAGACGATGAGTTAACTGATCAAGGTGCAACTCCTTCTGATGAATTACTAGCTCTAAAAGTATCTCCCGGAAAAGCATATGTAAGAGGTTATGACATCGAAAGACCTGTTACAACAGTATTAGATATTAATAAACCAAGAGACAAAAAAACAATTGAAAATTCATCTGTTCCATTTAGACTTGGCACTCTAATACAAGTTAATCGTGCAGCAGGAACACCTAAAATTGGTTTAGATGGAAGTGGCACTATCAGTTTATTTGATCAAAGAAAAGGGGCAACAAATAATGCAACTAGTGGCTCAGGAACTTCAATTGGACATGCAAGAGTATATGCATTTGAGAATCATGATAGGACAGGCGGTGACGCTGATATAAAGTTTGATTTATACCTATTTGATGTACAAACAAAGACATTTTTAACTGTAAATAAAACATTAAGTAATAGTCAATTACCTGCTACAGCGTTTGTAGAAGGTTTAAAGAGTGGTGCGACAGGATTTGCTCATGCAGCAGGTGGTAATAGCACAACATTTACTCTGATGAACACATCAGGAAAATTCATAAAGGGTGAAGAGATAAGTATAAATGGAAGAACTGTTGATACAAGAACTATAGTAACTGTAGATGAAAAATCACTGAGAGATGTTAAATCTGTATTTCAAGATGCAACTGCTTTAGGTTTACAGACTGATTTTAGTGCAGACGTAGTTCTAAAACCTTCACCAATAAAAGAATTAGGGCCTGGGGATAATGTTAGTATAAGTGGATCTAATGTTTTAACCTGTGCAGGTAAGACATTTGGTTCACTAAGAGTTGGTGATATATTAATATTCAATTTACCGGCAACATCCAATGCACCAAGATTTAATCGTGTATCTGCTATTTCTAATGATTTAAAATCAGTAACACTAGCAGCAGTGACAAATGTATCAGGAGTTTGTGTAGGAACTGTATTAGCATCCACAACTTCAACTGGTGTTCATGTCGGTAAACCTGCGGTAGGTAATGAAAATACTGGATTATTTGCACAATTACAGGAAAAAAATGTATCAGACGTTGATTTAACTGGATCAGAGTTAACAATAAAAACTCAAATTACAGGTAAATCAACTGATTCTGTAGGAACACTTACATTTAATTTATCAGATCTAGTAGGTATTTCAAGTGCCTTGTTTGAAACATTTGATAATGATAGATATTCGGTTCATTTTGATGCTGGTGGTATTGCATCATTATCATCTGATCAATTTACTTTGTCGAATAATGCATCAACAGTAACTTTAAAAGGATTACCCGCAAGTCAATCAGATCTAGTCATAAATGCAACTGTTAAAAAAGTTTCCATAAGCACAAAACAAAAAACATTTGGTCGAAGTCAACCAATTCTTGTAGATAAATGTATTTCAGGTATATCAACCGTAAATGGACTCACACAAAATACTGTTGCGTTTGGATTAAGAGTTGAGGATAAGGTTATTTCTTTAAATACACCTGATGTGGTTGATGTTGTTGGTGTATATGAATCAGTTACAAATACTTTTCCTGTATTAGATAAATTAGTATTTGTTAGTGGACTTTCATTAAATACTGCATCAATATTAGGTGAAAAGGTTAAGGGTTCTCAGAGTGGTGCGATTGCTCAAATAACTGATAGACCAAATGCCACTGAAGTTGAGATCGCATATCTCACTAGCAAAAGATTTAGAGTTGGAGAACTTGTAACATTTACAGAGAGTAATATTGTTTCTAATTTACAAAATGTAACTGCAGGATCATACTTAAACATAACATCTAATTACACTTTAGATAAAGGGCAAAGACAGAGTTTCTATGATTATTCTAGGTTAATTAGAAAAGATAATGTAAAAGTTCCAAATAGAAAATTAAAAATTATTCTTAACAGATATACCGTGCCATCTAATGATAAAGGTGATGTATATACAGTAGGTTCATACGATGAAGCTAGATTTGGAAAAGATATTCCAATTCTTGAAGGTGGAATCAGAGCAACAGATACACTTGATTTTAGACCAAGAGTTGCTGATTTTACTGGAACAACTACATCACCATTTGATTTTAATAGTAGAACTTTTCAGACTGCTGGCACCAATCCAACGTTAGTTCCTTCACCAAATGAAAGTTCAATCATAGGTATTAGTCATTATTTACCAAGAACTGATAAAATTATATTAGATCCATCTGCGAATATTGATCAAAGGTATACCTCTGGTGAGTTTGTTGTAGTCGAGGGTGTTTCATCTAAAAATCCATTACCCCCAAATGATATTGAGTTGGGTATGACAGTTGCTACACTTGAATTACCTGCATATCTGTATGATCCTAAAGACGCTGTAATCACTGTCGTTGATAATCGTAGATATACAATGAGAGATATTGGTAAAATTGAAGATAGAGTTGAAAATTTAGAGGTTGTAACATCTTTAAGTTTACTAGAATTAGATACAAAAACTTTACAAGTCCAAGATGCTGATGGTTTATCAAGATTTAAATCTGGTTTCTTTGTAGATGATTTTAAAAACAATTCGCTGTTGGATATATCCAATCCTGATTGTAAAGTAGATATAGATTTAGAAAATCAAAATCTAATTGTCCCAACAGATTTTTATGCATTAAAACCTGAATTAGCATTAGATCCATCAATAGATTCCACAACTGCTGATTTTTCATCAAACCTAACACTTCTTGATTCTGGAGTTAGAAAAACAGGTGATCTATTAACTTTGGATTATGAAGAGGTAACACTATTAGATCAACCACTTGCTTCTAGAATTGAAAATGTTAACCCATTTAGTGTCATAACATTTAGAGGTAATATGACAATAAATCCTAGTGCTGATATTTGGACTAGGAATGTTATATTAGATAATGGTAATAGAAGTGTATTTGGAGATACTGAGGGTACATTTGCATCACAGGTCTTGGTTAGTAGTGAACCTGAAGTTCATATACGTTCTAGAAATATTGAATTTGATGCAGGGACATTAAAACCTAATACACAATACTATGCTTTCTTTGATAGTGCAAGTGGAATTGATATAATTCCAAAATTAATTCAGATTGAAATGGAATCTGGATCATTTCAAATCGGAGAAAGAGTATTTGCAGTCATTCAAAGTAATACATCAGGTGATTTTGGGCCTGAGATAATAGGAAGATTTAGAATATGTCAACCAAATCATAAGAGTGGGCCTTTTTCAGATCCATCTTTGGTTTATGCTGCTGATCCTTATAATCCAAGTGTTACAATACCGAGTGCATATTCAGCGTCATCAACTATTCTTAACGTTGATACTGCATCATTAGCAGAGGAAGCACAAGGAAGATTTTTTGGAAGAATAGATCCATTAGCAGTATTCATTGGAGAAACAAGTGGTGCTATTGCTGTCATATCTAGAAGTGTAACTAGTATAAGACTTATAACTGATGGAGTAGGAAGTGTTAGAGGTTCATTCTTTATAAGAGATCCATTAACCACTCCTGTCCCACCATTAAGATTTACAAATGGACAAAAAACATTTAAATTGACATCAAGTTCGAGTAATTTACTAACTCAGGAAAACTCTCCTGCAGTAAGTAGTGTATCATCAACTTACATAACCACAGGAACAGTAGATACTTTATCACAAACTGTGATTGGAATAAGGGAATTACCACCACCTCCCATACCTCAAATTATTAATATTACAAATATATTCCAAACAGTTGAAGTAGATGACGGAGACCCTCTTGCACAATCATTTACTGTTGATGAGACCGGAGCATTCTTAACATCTGTTGACATCTTTATGAAGAAGAAAGATGTTAAAGAAAATCTAATAGTTCAAATAAGAACAATGGAGTTGGGAACACCAACATTGCTACAAGTGCAAAATTTTGCAAGTGTAACTCTTGATCCATCACAAATTAATATATCAGATGATGCTTCTGCTGCAACAAATGTCGCTTTCCCTTCACCACTTTATCTTGAGGGTGGAAGATCTTATTGCGTTGTTCTCCTTGCACCTACAACAAATAATTATGAAGCATGGATCGCTAGAATGGGTGATACTACCATTGATACCCAAACACTACCAGCATCAGAGAGTGTAGTTATATCTCAACAATATATTGGTGGTAGTTTATTTAAATCTCAAAACGGATCAATTTGGACTCCAAGCCAATTTGAAGATTTAAAAATAAAAATTAACAAAGCAAAATTCACAACGAAAAATGCAACAGCATTCTTCTACAATCCATTGATAGATTATGAGAGTGGTCAAGTTCCTACTCTGACATCTAATGCCATTAAAGGATTACCACGTAAACTAATAGTCAGAACCGATAATATGACTTCTTCCGGTATGACAAATTTACTTGTGTCGGGTAGAAAGGTAAGTGATAGCACATCTGCTGGTGCAGTCAATGGATTGATTGAATCTACTGGTGGCCCAATTAATGCTAGAACTATAACAAATCCCGGTATTGGATATTCAAATGGACAATTCACTAATGTTCCATTATATGCAATCACTGGTAACGGAACTGGTGCTACAGCAACAGTGGATATTTCTGTTGGTGTTGTGAATTCGATTAGTATTAGTAATGCTGGTAACGGATATGCGGTTGGGGATGTGGTTGGTTTGACCACAGCAAACATGGTGAAGGGTGGGGGTGCTGAGATAACTGTTTCAACAATCACAGGCACTGATACTTTATACTTAACTAACGTTCAAGGTCAGGAATTTACTGCTGGACAGGATTTAGTTATTTACAATAATAACGGTACTGCTGTTGCATATGCAAACACAGACATTGTTTCATCATCAGTGTTAAGTCCTCTATTTGAAGGAAATGTAGTTGAAGTATCACATTATAATCATGGAATGAGTGCAGACAATAACAAACTTCAATTATCTAATGTAGAACCAACAACAAAACCGGTTAAAATTGAATCTGCAATTTCATTACAAGATAGCACTATCATTGTGGGATCAGCAAATACATCTGAGTTTGCTACATTTGAAGGTATTACAACATCCACTGGTTTTGTAAAAGTTAATAATGAAATTATTTTCTACAATACGATCACAAATGTCGGTCTTGGCATATCTGAAAGGGGTGTTGATAGTTCATTAATTTCATCTCATCCTATTAATAGTCTTGTTCGTAAATATGAGTTTAATGGATTATCTCTAACAGGCATCAACACAACACATACAATGCCTAGCACTAACCTATTACAATCTAAAAAAGATATTGATAAGTACTATCTTGAGATATCAAGAGGAACTGGAAGACCTAATCTTCAAGATAGGTCAAGTGGTGATAGTATGGCATGCTTCACAGACGAAAGATCTGGTGGTGGAGATAGAATAAACGCATCTAAAAATATTCAGTACAATTCTGTTTATCCAGTGTTTAATACACTTCAGCCCGGTCAAACTAAAATTTCCACACAATTAAGAAGTGTGAGTGGAACCAGTGCGGGATCATTCAACTCATCCACAAATGCATTTACAGAGGTTTCATTCCTTGATCAAGGATATGAGGATATTGAATTAAATAAAGTAAATCCTCTAACAACAACAAGATTGGTTGCTTCTTCTCAGAATGAGAACGAACATCTAACTAATTTACCGAAGAGTAGATCTAGTACTTTATCCATGAACTTATCAACTGAGGATGAGAATCTTTCACCTGCCATTGATACTATGAATGGAACTGTGATTTATGTGAGGAACAGACTTAACAAACCTGTTACTGATTATGCAAATGATAATAGAGTGAATTTGAATACAGGTGATCCACACGCTGCAGTTTATATTTCCAATCGTGTAAATATCAAACAACCAGCAACATCATTGAAGGTATTGGTCAGTTCAGATCGTAGAGATTCAGCTGATTTCCGTGCACTATTCAAATTATTCAGACAGGATGCTGAAGCAACAGAACCAACATTTGAGTTATTCCCCGGATTTGATAATTTAGATGATACTGATGGAGATGGATTTGGTGATCAGGTTATTGATTCATCTAAAAACTCTGGTAGACCAGACGCATTGACTCCTGCAAGCACAGAAGGTGAATTTGTGGAATATGTTTTCACAATTGATAATCTTAGTGAATTTACAGGATTCCAAATCAAAATTGAAATGAGTGGTTCAAATGAAGCAGAATCACCTATATTTAAAGATCTAAGAGTTATTGCACTAGCATGATAAGAGTTGAAGGACACAAGAATCTCTATAGGGATGAAAAATCTGGTGCTATTATCAATCATGATAGCACTGGATATGCTCAATATAAGAAAATGAAGTCTGTAAGACTATCAGAAAAATCAGAAATTCAGAGTTTGAGAGCAGAATTAGACGAAATTAAATCATTACTTGCTGAACTTATAAATAAATCATAGATCATCATTATTATTGTATAGATGGCAGCAGTATATGTTAGCAATCTTGTTATAAACACAGGAGCAACATTCACACAGAAATTCACACTTGAAAATGTTTCATCCAATTCAGCATTAGAATTATCTGGATTTGGAATCAAGTCTGAGATGAGAAAACACTCTGGAAGCGTAGCAGCAGCTGCGACTTTTACAGCGTTGATATCTGATCCAGCCGCTGGAATAGTTCAGGTAGGTCTTACTAGCACGACTACTGCCGATTTAAAACCCGGACGATATGTTTATGACGTAATTGTTTCGGACACTGCAGGTGAGGTTACAAGAGTCGTAGAAGGATCCGTTTTAGTTCGTCAAGGAGTTACACGCTAATGCCTGATAACATAAAAGTTAGAGTTGGTCAACAAAACGCTGTCAAAGTTGTATCGTCTTTGGCAGGAAACGTTAGTGGAAGTTTAGCGGGTTTATCTGATGTTGACGTAACAAATCCACAAAATGGAATGGTTCTTGTATATAATTCGACTACAACAAAATGGACAGGAGTTCTTGAATTAACACCCGGTTCGACACAAAATTTAGATATCAACGGAGGAAACTTCTGAAATGGCAAGTTTTATTAGAATAAAAAGATCTACTGGTTCAACAGCACCCAGTAATCTGCAATTTGGTGAATTAGCATTAACAATCGCTGCAGGAACACAGGGAAATAGAGGTGAAAGACTCTTCGTAGGTGATGACGGTGGAACCTCTGATATAATTGGTGGTAAGTATTATACTGATCTGATGGCACATACTGCTGGATCAGTTACTGGTGTATCTAACTCTGCAAACGCAGCAAATGGTTTTGTAGCAATACTTGATCAAAATAGAAAGGTAGATGAATGGAATGTAGATAATTTAACATTAAATGCAAACACCTTATCATCAACTGATACAGACGGTGATATAATTTTTAATCCTGATGGATCTGGTGATGTAATGATCCCAGATGACACCAAACTTGGATTTGGTGGTGGTGCAAATGGAACAGCAGCTCCTGATGCGACAATAGAGTATGATGAGAATGGAACAGATAAATTAAGATTCGCTGGTTCACAAATAAGTTTCGATAATACAACTCAATCAACTAATAAAGATACTGGTTCAGTAATATTTGAAGGTGGTGTTGGAATAGAGAAAAACTTGAATGTTGGTGGTGACTTAAAAGTTACTGGAGTGAGTACATTTGTTGGTGGAATTATATTACCACCATCAGCAGCACTTACTGTTGGTAATATCGGTATTCATTCAAATAGAATAGAAACATTAACAGGTGGTGGTAATCAACTATTCATTGACCCATTCCCAAGTGGATTGAGCAATGAAGGTGATGTTATTATTAAAGGTAACTTACAGGTAGATGGTACAACAACTAATGTTAACTCTACTACTGTAACAGTTAATGACGCTATCATGAAGGTTGGTGACGTTACCAGCGTCCGAACTGTGATGGCTGCAGTGGGTAGTGGTAATAATACCATAACGGTTGATTCAGTCGTTGGATTACAAGTTGCTGATGTTATTGCTGCAACAGGGATTCCCGGTAATACAACTATTACTAATATAAACAACGGAACAAAAGTAATTACTATCAGTAATAATACAACTGCTGGAATTACGACATCTTCTCAGTTAACAATAACTCACGCAAAGGATACAAATACTGACCGTGGTATTTCATTCAACTATAATACAAGTTCTGGTGTAGGTAATAACAAACTTGGATTCTTCGGAATGGATGATAGTGCTACTGCTGATACTGATGGCAGTAGAAAATGGACTTATGTTCCTGATGCAACAAATACTGCTGAAGTTATTTCAGGTACTAAGGGATATCTTGACATCAAAGGTATCTACTATCAGTCAGGAGACTTCGCAACACATGGTATAGTATATTTTACCAATGCAGGTCTACAAACCTCCACAACTGCACCTAGTGCCTCTGTAAGCGTTTCAGGAAAAATCTTGACCGCTGTAACTGAGGTAGTTCTAACATTACCAAGTGCACTTAGTGTAACTGCTGGACAATATGTTAGACAACCTAGTAGTGGTGCTGGCATAAATGGTATTGTAAAGTCAACATCCAATACAACATCCGTTATACTGATAGGTGTTGAAGGGACATTTACAACATCTGCTGACATTACATTGAATGGAGCAGGAACAGGTATTACACCATCAGCAGTGACGGTGAATTATACTGACAAACCTATGTTTACAAGCACCATTGACGGGGGCTCATTCTAACTCATAAAAAATCATGGCACAAAATAATGACGTTGATGTGAACACTTTGATTAAACTTTATAATCAAAAAATTGCAACATTAACAAACCAAAATATTCTTTTGGAAGCGAAATTGACAACAGTAATGACTGACTTTAATGATGAAAAAACCAAGTTAGCTGCAGCAGCACTTGAGTGGCAAACAAAGTACGAAAACTTAGCATCTGAGGTAGAAGCAGAATAATGGCAAAACCATCCACCAGACAAGGGTTAATTGATTACGCACTTAGAAAGTTGGGTGCACCTGTACTTGAAATCAATCTTGATGACGATCAAATTGATGATATGGTGGACGATGCATTGCAATATTTTCAAGAAAGACACTTTGATGGTGTCGAGGAAATGTTTTTAAAACATGAGTTTACTCAAGATGAAATTGATAGAGGAAATGCTCATACAGGCCCAAATACTTCAAACACCGCAGGTATTGTAACTACAACAGGTTCATCAACAGCAATCAGTGGTTATGGATCTACAACATCTACTTTTGTGGAGAACTCTAACTTTATTCAAGTTCCAGATTCAGTCATAGGTGTTGAAAAGATATTTAAATTTGATTCTAGTTCAATATCTGGAGGAATGTTTAGTATTAAGTATCAGTTATTTTTAAATGACTTGTACTACTTTAACTCTGTTGAATTACTACAATACTCAATGGTCAAGAGTTACTTAGAAGACATTGACTTCTTACTAACTCCTGATAGACAAATAAGATTTAACAAGAAACAAAATCGTTTATATCTTGATATGGATTATAAATCTCTAAAAGCAGGAGATTTCATAGTCATAGATTGCTTAAGGATATTAGATCCAGATGATTTTACGAAGGTATATAATGATATGTTTTTAAAAATGTATTTGACTGCCTTAATGAAACGTCAATGGGGACAAAATTTAATTAAATTTAGAGGAGTAAAACTTCCCGGTGGTTTAGAATTGAACGGTAGAGAAATATATGAAGATGGTCAAAGAGATCTAGAATTTGCATTAACTAAATTAAAAGAGGAGTACGAATTACCTCCTCTAGACTTTGTTGGGTAATATGTATGGCACTCAATCCATTTTTTCTACAAGGATCACCCGGTGAACAGAGATTAATTCAAAATCTCATAAATGAGCAATTGCAAATTTATGGGGTAGAGGTTACTTATATTCCAAGGAAATTTGTAAATAGACAATCAATAATAGAAGAGGTTCAATCGTCAAAATTTGACGATAATTTTTTATTAGAAGCTTATGTCAACACATATGAAGGTTACTCAGGTGCTGGAGATGTGATGACAAAGTTTGGTGTGAGTTTGAGGGATGAGGTTTCACTCACAATATCAAAAGAAAGATTTGAAGATTTCATCGCACCATTTTTAGATCCAGATGATTATGAATTATCAACAAGACCTAGAGAAGGAGACTTAATATTTTTCCCACTTGGTAGTAGATTATTTGAGGTAAAATTTGTTGAACATGAAAAACCTTTCTATCAGTTAGGAAAGAATTATGTTTATGAACTTCAATGTGAACTCTTTGAGTATGAGGATGAAGTCATTGATACATCAATTGATGAGATTGATACACAAGTTCAAGACGAAGGATTTATTACAACACTTAATCTTGTAGGTTCAGGAGCAACTGCGTCTGCAACTGCTGTATTATCGCCTATATTATCAAATAGAGGTTATATAAGATCTATTACTGTGTTAAATGATGGTAGTGGTTATACATCAACACCCACAGTCTTCATTTCGACATCAAGAGATGGTGCAGGTGTTAATGCTGCTGCTGTTGCAATTACAACAAGTGTAGGTGGATTAAACTCTGTCAAAGAATTAATATTAACAAATGCGGGTGCTGGATATACACAAGCACCTGATATTAATATCGTAGGTGGTGGAGGAAGTGGTGCAATTGCTACATGTACAATCGAAAAAACACAAAGAGGTGTAATAGCATTTAATGTTATAAATGGTGGATCTGGATATTCAAGTTCTCCAGTGATTACAGTTTCTGGGCCAGGAGCAGGGGTTACTGCATTAGGAGAGTCAGTTATCGATATAGGAAATGCTACATTACAATCTATTAGAGTAAAAAATCCCGGTATAGGTTATACTACTGTACCAACTGTCACAGTTGGCAATCCGAATATTATCACTGGTCGTGGTAATTTTGAATTAAATGATTTAGTAATTGGATTAGAATCAAATACAGAAGCACGAGTTAAAGAATGGGATGCAGATACTAAAGTTCTCAAGATATCAAATGTCGGTATCGGATCAACAGTTTCAGGATTTAACCCCGGTGAAGAGATTAGAGTTCAGACAAGTTTGAATGACGATAACACTAGAAACTTCAAGACTCTATTTGTCGGTGATTCAACAACAGCAGGTACAATTGGAGTACAAACTAATAAGATAACTGGTATCACTACGACAGGTATTAATGTTGGAGCAGCACTATCTGAAGTTAGTGGTGTTATAGGAATAGGAGTTACAGTACTAAGTATACAACCATCAGTTGTGATAATGAGTAGAGATTCACTGAATACTACCTCTACTACTATTCAGGTTGGTGCCGGAACCACTGCATTTGTTGCATATAATGTTCGCGAATATGATAAGAGAGATATATATGATGAATACAGTGATAACGATGAGTTTGAAACTGAGGCAGATTCTATCATAGATTTTGCTGAATCTAATCCCTTTGGTACATACTAATGTTAGGTACATATTACTATCACGAAATACTTAGAAAGACAGTTATATCGTTTGGAACATTGTTCAATGATATTCATATTCGCCATAAAGGTAACGATGGAAAATCTATCAGTGACATGAAAGTTGCATTGGCATATGGCCCAATGCAGAAATTCTTAGCAAGACTTGAGCAACAACCCGAATTGAATCGTGCAACTCAGATTACATTGCCTAGAATGTCTTTTGAGATGACTAATATTGCTTATGATTCAACCAGAAAGGCAGGTATAACTCAGACGTTCAAAGCATCTGATGGCACAAATCTTAGAAAGGTTTTCATGCCAGTTCCTTATAATATTGGATTTGAATTAAATATTCTTGTTAAATTAAATGATGATGCACTTCAAATAGTAGAGCAGATATTACCATATTTTCAACCAGCGTTTAATTTATCTGTGGACTTGGTAAGTGTGATCGGAGAGAAGAGGGACATAAGTGTCGTATTAGATAATATATCTTTTCAGGATGATTATGAAGGAGATTTTGCAACAAGGAGAGCATTAATATACACACTTAACTTCACTGCTAAAACATATCTGTTTGGCCCTGTTGCAGATACACCAGAGGGTATTATTAAAAAGGTTCAGTTGGATTATCATACAACTATGGACAGAGAGAATGCAAGAAGAGAACTCAGATATGTTGCTACACCGCAAGCAGTTAAGGATTATGATAATGATAACACTGCAACATTAACATTTAATGTAAATACATCTCAAGTCAGAATTAACGTAAATGACACATCAGGATTCGCTGTAAATGATCGAATTGTTATTGATAGTGAGGTCATGCAAATTAAAGAAATACCAGATGCAACAACCCTTGCAGTTAAGAGAGGATTTAGTCGAACTTTAAAGGCAGAACATATTGAAAATACAAAAGTTAATAAATTAACTACAGCAGACGATTCTCTGATTGAAGTTGGAGATGATTTCGGATTTAACGAAACATCTAGCATATTCACAGATTCATTACAATTTAATCCTGCTACAAGGACAGACTCATGATGAACACAGATTTTGGTAGTATTGAAAAATCACTTAACGTAGAAACATCAATTATTCCCAAGGAAGAGGATAAAAAACCTGAATTACCAAATGTAGTTCTCAAGAAAGATGATGTTGAAAAAGATTACAAATATACAAGAGGTCAATTATATTCACTAATTGAAAAAGGTCAAGAGGCAATAAATGGCATCATGGAGGTAGCAGGTGAAAGTGCGAGTCCAAGGGCTTATGAAGTTGCTGGTCAATTGATAAAATCAGTTGCAGATAGCACTGATAAATTAATGGATCTTCAAAAGAAGATGAAAGATATTGATGAAGATAATTCAAAAACACAAGGGAACGTAACTAATAATTCCTTATTTGTAGGAAGCACTGCAGAATTACAAAAGATGCTAAAGAAAGGTTTTCTAAATAATAAGGAGTCAGAAACTGATAAATGAAGTCCTGCAAAAAAGGATACTACTATTGCAACACTGAACAAAAGTGTAAACCTATTCCTGATGGGTATACTGTCAAGGA